TGGACTTCTGGAAGATGATCTGCATCAACTTGGTTACATCGTTCAACCAAATCTTCACTGGAGCGTAGTTATTCAACTCAGGATCGCTTGTGGCGAGTCTAAACCATGGACGGGCTGGTGAGGTAGCACCTGCCATCATCCCGGCGCCCAGCACCCTTAGGGCGCGAGTGCCGGTGTTGTCATAGATATTGTTGTGTCTACGCCAACCCTTGTCTCGATCTTGGACAAAGAATCTCCCGGACCTTGGGAGTATGTAGGATGAGATCTCTTGCCAATGACTCCACCAAGAAGCCCGTTCACTCTTGAGTTGACCCCAGCGAGTTAATAGTTTTTCGCGCTTTGGTATTTCAAGCGGAGTGTTTCTTGGTGCCTGAGTCTTTATCTTCGCCATTTAACCACCCAATAGAGATTTTCTTCCAAGTGCTAGGCTTGCTGGATCAATGCCCATACCTTCAGTGAGCATGGTTGAGCCGCCGCCTTGACCGGTTGCCGCTTGTTGAGTGCCGGATGCTTGGCTAGATGCAGCAGCATTCTGCTTTACCTGGCTTTGATCGATGACTGGAGCGACTGGTGCTGGTGGTACATATGGGGGTGGGGATGGACCGCACATAATAATTCTCCTTTAAGTTAACCGCCGAGTAGTGTTTTCTTTCCAAGTGCCAGGGTATTTGGATCGACTCCAACGCCCTCTGTAAGCATTGTTCCTTGTCCAGCAGCCATCTCCTCTTGCTTTGTCCTGGAGGTTGCAGTGGCAGCCGATGCATTCTGCTTGACCTGTGTCTGATCGATAACTTTTGGAGCCTCTGGCATTGCTGGCATTGGGGGCATTCCACCGAAACACATATTATTCTCCTGCGAAATTAAATAACATCGATTGAGAGTAATGCTTAAAACCCATTCTCTCCCACAACTTGGCCGTTCTCAAATCAGTTACCGCACTTGCGTAGTATCTCTTGACCCCGCGAGATCTCATCTCGTCCAGTCCAAACTTTATCAGCTTCTTGCCGATACCATTTCTACAATCTTTCGATACAAAGAGGCCAGCTTCTGAACAAACCAGGTCTTGGTTCTGCATATCCAATGTGATGTAAATATTAAAATACCCGATAGGTTTATCATCATTCCTCGCAACTATTGAGATCATTGCACCAGCATTCGCGGCCCTCTTATACTCTCCAAGCCTTGGATTGTATGGAGGTAGATCAACTCCAATCTCTCTTAGCCTTACACAAGTCTCAGTGTAATGCTCTTCGTACAGTTCTTTTAATTCCTCGTACTTCTCGTCAGCATCTTCCAACGCAATCGTTTGCATTAGCTTCCTAGTAGCGTGGTCTTTTTACCTAAACTTAGTTTCTCTTGTGGGATTCCAAGCTGGCCGGTGAGCATTGTCTCTCCGACACCTTGGGAGGCCGCCATTTTCTCTTTCTCTAAAATACCCGCATCAGGAGCCTTTTGGTTTGCTTTGTTAGTAGCCTCTTCCCCAAGCTTCATCTGCGCTTTCTGCTGTGCGAGTTGGGCATCTTGTTGCTGTTGTTGCATTGCCATTGCTTTCTTCTGCTGGGCTGCGGACTGCTGGCCAGCGTAGATTGAATAACCCATAGACATCGCGCCAACGGCTGTTGCGACATATATGGCGGTTGTCATTGCCGCTACTGCTCCAGACATTTTCCAGCCCCCCTTGATTGCAGTTTATCGTATTCGGCAGACATCTCTATTTCGGCCTCGTCTACAGTTGCTGCGCCGCTTTTAAATATAGCTGTCCAACTAGTTTCCTGATGAGCGTAAACAATTCGCTTCAGCCCTTTCGAGGCCTGGATGACATTATATCCAGTGAGCCGGATCACATCAGCGCCTGCCGTAAACGTGATATCTCCAGAGATAATACACACATGATCATCACTCATCGGAACACCAGTAACTAGTGTCCCTGCCGGTATTTTTACAGTCCTGGCGTACATCCCAGCATGGATCAGGTGTGTAGTTCCAACGTCTACCTGAGGAGCCTTTAGTATCTCAACCTCCATCGCTCGAATCTCATCCTGTGATGGGGCTGATCCGGTCCTAATTGCCATATTTGCATGGCTTGAATTAGTTACGGATACTTGATTCTTCTTTTTGGTACGGGTCATATTCTTTCCTTCCTTTGTAATTTCCCAGTTCCATCACAATGTGCCGCTTCGGAGTGTCCATCAATGCTAGTACATAGGCTGATGCGTAATCAGGTGACCGACCGATCTTCTCGATGATCTCCTCCCTGCTTGATACATAAACCGTACTTCCAACCAGCTTCCATGTTGGAGCAGCCAGATCAGCCAGCAAGCCAGAATCTGGTGGTAGACATATTCCAGTATTGTTTGCCGGGTCTAGAGCCTCTCGCATCCTCCAGTAGAGTTCTGAACGCTGGTTCTTGAACCGCAGTCTTCCAGACTTATCCAATCCCAGGGCAGACTCCGACACATTAACACCAATCACTTGAAGTCTCGACTCAGATAAGAAGTCGTATGGACTGGCACCGACTCCGATCACATCAATATGAATAACGCATCGATCTCTCATTGCTCCGACTACTAGACCGGCAACTGTTGGACCGTCAGGAGTTGCGGATCCAGGATAGACCATTGGAACATCGAACCACATTCCGTGCCTTCGAGCCAGGAGAGTCTTATCCTTCCCAGCCCTGGCCACATCGACACCAATCGAGTCCATTGGAGCAAGCTTCTCCGGCCTCCTCCACCGCTTCATGGCTTGATCGATCCATTCTGTGGGAATCACTTGCCACGGGTTGTCTTCAATGCCGGCCTGGAAGTCACCATTCAGCATCTGCGATCGCAGCGGTTCTGGCAATGACTGCAACTGTGCCATGTATCCAGTGTTCAATAGGTATGGATTGTCACCGATTCTAGACGGGACGAATGTTCTAGACTGCGGAGTTATGCGCTCTTCATCCAAGTCGAATGGTTCCCCGCTTACCACTTCAAGATCCTTTCCTCCAACGGTTGCATACCACCTGAGTTCACCAGGCTTAGCTGGATTTGGATGGGTCTTATCTAGCCATGGAGCAAAGTACCGAGTGATCCACCGGCCACCGGCAGTGGTTGGAGGGTTGAATGTAAGCAGTGCCTGGCACGATTGGTTTGGTTTGGTGGTCCGTAACCATCCCATCACATACCTGACCTGATCCTCCCTCATGTTAGCGGCTTCATCAAATACCAGGAAGTCGTGAGGTCTACCTTGATACTTCTTCTCATCACCAGGGTTTGGGAAGGAGCAGAACTCTACCTGGACCCGCTGGCCATCAGGCCTCTTTAGCCTCCAGATATTGTCCTTTCCATTGAATCCTATCCTATTGCCCAATAGATCTGTGAAGCGGTCGATCACCCCGGTCAACTCGGTGCCGTTCATGCGGAAGATGCCAACTGTTTGGTGCTTAGTAAGGGACTTTCCTACCGCCAGATCCGTCTTGCCTCCACCGGCTGCTCCACCGTATCCAATAATGTCAGCCTTGGAATGGTATGCCATGGACTGTGGGCCAGGCAGTGGCCTCCATACAACAGTGTCGGTTTGAAGCAACTGGTCCAGTTCGGCCAGTTCTTCCGGAGTTAGAAACTTTAGAATATCTGGATCAATCTTGATCAAGCTTCGACCTTTCGACTGCTTCGTTGATGATCTTGGCAGCCTGGGCTGCACGTTCGTTGTTAGTCAGAGGATTAAGGGGTGCATCTTCGTCACCAGCAAGGATCGTCCGGTCACCGTAGACCTTCGGCAATTGCTTGGAGAGTATCCATTTCCGGGTATCAACCCTCAATCTCTGGTGCTGGACACCGGCGTTATCGATCTTCCCATCAGCAGTCCTTACAGGTTCTTGATCGGCAATGTTCAACGTATCATCGGCCATGACCTCAAGCCCCACCTGGCGAGAGTGAGCGTATTGTAATCTAAAGGCCTTATTTGCATCGTTCGCCAGCCATTTAATTACTGCCCCAACCGTAGGGAATGCATCGTCCCGGCAGATAGATCTGAGACTTTCACCGGTCTCCATCCTATCGCATATAGCATCGGCCATTGACTCTGTAAGTAGAGTCGGTCTTCCTATCACAGTAGATTTAACTTTTGTCATGGTATTTTTTTGAAGTGGTCTATTGATTGGGATCTGCGGGTGTAGTTGCAAATCTTTTGGACTCCCGCCACGGATATTGAATAACGTCTGGCAATTTCTGAGTAACTTAACCCCAGATCCTCTCTGAGGTCTCGGATGTGATCGATGTCATCATTACTCAATTTGGAATTATGATGATCCTGGCCAATTCTCCAGCCAAACTCGTTCACTGCTACATATTTACCAGGCTTATCACCCAAGATGGGGGGCATTGCTTATTAATTTGATTGCCCAAATCAATTCTGGAGGTGCGATACGGTTTCCCATAAGCCATTCCCGCCGTACGAACATGAGTACAGCTTCATTTTACACTGTGTTGAATTCATTACACAAGGCAGATAGCGCTATAGATTCAGACCTGATTTTGATGCTCGAATATAGAGTGACACGCCTCATACTCTTGCACCCAGTCCACGAGTTCCTGCAATTCCTTGCGACGATTTGGCGGCAGTGAGTTTAAATGTTTCAGAACATCCACCCCATCATCCAATTTCAGCAAACCGGCGGCGAGTTTTAAGCGGCTTTGTCCGACAGAATGTCCTTCAGAATGTCTCATGGAAGACCATACTTATCTCGGCATGGAGCGCAGCAGCCCTCGATCAACCGTCCGCTGTCACGTCCGCACATATCGCAGTCACCTCGATACCCCTTCTTCAGATCCTTTCTTGCCGCTCTCAATGCATCCGCGAGATCCTTTTCCATCTGTTCGTTACCTAAATCAGCTTCATCGCTCACAATAACTTCCCCCTGCTTTGCATAAATTCTATTGGGTCTTTTGCACTCTTCTGGTTGTTGCACTGTTGACGTAGTAATTGAATATTCCAGTCCTCATTCGCCCCTCCCCTTTTAAGTGGCATGATGTGGTCCATGTGGTAGTCATCACCCAATGGTTGGTTGCAACAAGGACATTTGCCCTGCTGGAGTTTAAACAGTTTGGCTGACAAGCCCTTGGATAATACCCCGCCATTTGCAAGTTTTCTTGCGCGGCGATTTTGGTGTGCGATACGTATGGTCTCTGGATTAGCCTTCTGCCACGCTGCCTTGGATGCCCTCACATTCTCTGGATTAGCCTTCATCCACGCCGCATTGGATGACTTTATCTTCTCTGGGTTAGCCTTCCGGTATGCCGCAGCGTACGCCTTTGCCCTCTCTAGATTAGCGGCATACCATGCCGCGCTAACCTCTTTAATTCGCTCTGAATTGGCCGCATAATATAAAACCTTCCTTGACTTAACTCGCTCCGTATTTTCTTTAGCCCATATCGTACTGAGCTTTATAGCGCATGGCTTACAACCACTGCTCGCATTTCGCTCGGTCTCAACCTGGCACTTCTTGCAGAATTTAATAATCACATTCAGCATCATCTATTTCTTTTACAAGTTGAGTGTATTTAATCTTAATTTCCTTCAACTCTTGGATGGACCAGTATTTTGATTGGTGGACCCCTTCCAGAAATTCTAACCGTTCGGCACCGATCCTCCTCAGTAACTCCTGGCGGTACGGGACGATATTACCATGCAGATGGCAGTTGCACGGCTGACACTGAAGGTGGACATTGTCCGGGTGGAATCTGAGAGATGATCTGGTGGAGGTCGGGAGATAATGACCGGCATGGTTCTGGCCACCGTGGAAGCGATTACACGAGATGCAAGGCAATTCCCTATCTCTGACCCTAATCCACTTATTAAACGCAACCTGGGCCTCTTTAAGCCATGCCCTGCGGTCTTTATCTTTAATGGCTGCTCTAGCTTTACGGATCTCCGCGTTCTTTTCCTTCTTTTCTTTGTTTTCTTTCTTCTGTCGGTTGATTAGATTCAACTCGATAGCGCAGCCAAAATCACAAACTGCTTGCGTGGTGGCGCGGGGGGAAAATTCAGTTTTGCAAATTACGCATCGTTTGCTTTTTACAGCTTTAGACTTATTGCCTTTCATACTTCCCTGGAATGGAGTATTTCTTGGCGCCAGCAACGCAGTCAGGGCAGATCTTGCGGGTGACCTTGCCCCACTTGTTAAGCTTGGTTGCCCATAGCGGAGGGTTACTATAGTCTTTTGTTCTCCGGCATTGCATACAATACTTGGTCATGCCGGGTTCTCGGGAATGTTTTTCATATATTAGAAGCCTTCATTTCTATTCGTGCAGTCGCTTCTAACGTCTGCCAAACAGAAACTTTACACTGGGCTGCGATCATCATCCACCTCATCGTTTCGTATTCCTCGATGGCAACACGGATCGCGGCCAAGTGATCCTGGTACTCTTCATGAGCATAAGCGAAAGCCTCCTTCGCAGACTCAGTCTTTAGATCTGACTGATTCATAAGAATACTTTTCTTTGATTTGCGGAACTCCTGGAGGTAAATCACATTTGCTTTACACCTCCCATACTCCTCCGCGTTGTCTCGCAGATAGTCGAGTGCTTTGAACGGGCTTATTTCGTCTTTCATTTTTAACCTCTTTTGTTTTGACTGCTGTGTACTGGAATGAAGGAGGGTAGACTCTTGATCTATCCCCCTTCTTCTTTGGCAATGGGTTGGGATGAACCGTTACAACCGACTCCGACACGATTTCAAACTTACGACCATGCCAGTGAATCAACTCGTTCGTCCTACGATCATGTTGAGACAGTGGTCCTCGACCCTTTCCTTGTCTATGTCACCCCATTTCTCGCGTTTAAAAATAGTATTCATGTATTCTTCGACTAGCTGTGGCTTAGACTTCCCCCTCACCCTGGTGTTAGGACTCCAGGTCCCAAGCTTATTCAGAAAAGCGATCTCGTGGCTTGTTACCCATGCGAAATTTTCAGAGGCCATTTTATACTCCAGTTGTTTTGATTGATTTAATTGTGGCTCTGATATTTGTAGATACATAATCCTTACGCTTATCCACAGTATCAAGACCCATTTTTTGATTCCACTTCAACGCCTCGCTTGTATGAAAGTTCTCATAATGCTCCCTGCATACATTTGATTTGTTAACTACAAGTATTGCACTTCCCCTGCACGATCCAACAGAGCAATTAACAAACGGCCTGCTCTCCGGCTCACTTCCTCTTTGATTGTATAACATCATTTAACCTCACTCGTAATAGTCTAAGATCATCAAT